TGTCAAGGGGGTATATTCTCTACAATCCGGGGGAATTTCTACCCCTAGAACAGTCCTAGTACTAGAACAGTCCTAAGTTAGTACATTCCTACTAGTGCTTTTCAACTGTTTCTTTCCTATTTTTTTTTATTTATAGATTTAAGCAAGCCTAGACAGGTCTATGCTTTCTTAGGGGGATGTTATGTCCAGAGACTACAGCAGTATCTCTAGATTTGGGCTGACAGAACCCTTTGATCTACAGATAGCGCGTGATCAGATCGCCTATCACTACCCCTTGTTCAAGTTTGGCTTCAATGGGGACGTGGATGACAGCCTAGAGACGGTCTGGGCCGAAGGCGGGCTGTACTCATACCTGTCAGCGGCGACTGTGTTGAAGGTTTCCAGTAGCTCCACCGCTGATGCGGCGGCAGGTACAGGCGCCCGTACAGTGCTGTTGTCCGGCTTGGACGGCGATTACAACGAAATATCAGAGACTGTCACCCTCAACGGGCAGACAGCAGTCAACACCACGCAGTCATTCCTGCGGATATTCCGCATGGTGGTTAAATCAGCAGGCACGGGCGGTCAAAACGCGGGTGTAATCTATGCGGGGACAGGCACGGTCACTACCGGCGTTCCTGCTAACAAGTACGCCACAATCACTATTGGCGACAACCAAACATTAATGGCGCTATGGACCGTACCGGCTGGGCACACTGCCTATCTGAATCAGGTCGATATTACCGTGGCGACCACGCAGAACAACAAGTACTGCACCACCCACTTGGTGGCGCGGCCACTCGGTGAGGTCTTTCAGGTTAAAGACAAGTTCGTCAAAGCCGAGAGTAGTCATCATCAGGAATACAAGTATCCGCTTGAGTTCGCGGAGAAGACGGACATTGAGGTCCGGGCAATCGGAGACAGTGCCGGCGCAGACATTGCAATATCTGCCGGCATGGACTTCGTTTACATCAAGAACACTTAAGGGAGCCTTGCATGTCTGCTTCAAAGCAAATTGTCAACGATATATTCCAAGAATTGTTCGGTAGGGACGCAGAAGACTCCGGCGCCGGCTATTGGATGGGCGAAGTTGAGGATGGGAAGGTGCCGGAATCCGATCTTCGTGGCGCTATCCTCCATTCTGCGTGGGTTTCCGACCCCAAATCGGAAGGCGCCGACATGCAGTTTTACGCGCAAAGAGTGTAGGGACTAAAAATGGCTGACCCCACGACAGGCGTCCCCGGCAAGGGCGGCACTTACAACTACCGCGATCTGATTCAAGACGATGCGGGGTTTTTTAACCCTCCACCGAGTGCGTCTGTTTTTTCAGAGACGCCCGAAGCGCAAATCGTCGCGGATATAGATACTGGCAGTGGCTATTACCGTAACCCTTACGCGAGCGGCTACGGCATGGGCTATCAAAACCCCATGATGTCTGCATATTCGCCGGCAAAGGGCGGGTCTCGATACACACCCCGCTATGGCATGCTAGGGCCAACTGGTTTTGGCGCTTATGGGGCATATTCCCCCTTTGACACCTACGACCCCTACGCGAGCGCATCGCCTTATGGCGGCGGCAAGGGCGGCTATATGCCTCAGCCTGCCTATCGCCCCTACGGCGCGAAGGGCGGGGCACGGCCACCGCCATTTGATATTTATGGCGCGAATATGGCGGGCGCTACCGCCGCTGATCAAGGTTCACCAGCGGGAGTGGAGCCACCCGTTACGCCCCCAGCGCCTCCAGCGCCCCCAACGCCCCCAGTAGTCCCTCCGGTGGTTCCCCCGGTGACCCCGCCGGCAGACCCGTTTGATGGGGTTGGGTTAATGGACAGGCTCACGATGATTGAGCAGGGAATTATCCCCCCCGACACTACCACAATGGATTCCTCAGATGTGGACTTCAATTCAACAACCCTTCAAGGCGCCGCAATCGCCGGGGACGGGTCAAATGTCGTTGATTTCACCCCATACGCTGGCGATGAATTTGTCCGCATTGGCGACCAAGTGGTCAGCAGGGCGGAACTACAGCGCAGAGGCTCCGATTACTACACGAAACCGGTCACACCTCCGGGCGGGCGTCTTGCAGGGCCGGGGACCGGCCTTGATCCGAGCATAGATCAGGTTATGCGGGATCAAGTGATTATTGACCCCGCAAAACAAGACTACATTGCTGGTCCGATGCCCCCAGAGCAAGACTACATTGCAGGGCCGATGCCGCCAGAACAGGATTACGTTGCTGGCCCATTACCGCCCAGCACGCTTGGGTTTGTTCCCACTCCATACCCATACTCAACTATGATGCCTACGCAGGTGTATGGCAGGCGACAAATGCTTCCGGGGAAAGGCGGGTATTAATGCGTCGTAACTACCGAAAGGAGTACGACAACTACCACTCCAAGCCCGAGCAGAAGAAACGTCGCGCCCAGCGCAACGCGGCACGGGACATAATGGAGAAAGACGGCAAGGTTAAGAAGGGCGACGGAAAAGATGTAGCCCACAAGAAACCGCTTGCAAAAGGCGGCTCAAACAAGAAGTCCAACCTCAAGGTGGCTTCTGCATCCAAGAACAGATCATTTAAGCGGACTAAAACAGCCCGGATGGCATAATGTCAGAGATGCTCACGCCCGATTTAGCCAAGCGGTTAAAGGGTGCATCGCCAGAAGTTAAGCTGAAGGCGGCAGAATTACTGGAACAGGCCAAGCAGGCCCAGAAGATTGAAGACGCCCGCAGTACATTTATGGGCTTCGTCAAGCACACATGGCCTGCATTTATTGAGGGCCGGCATCACAAAATCATGGCAGAGGCGTTTGAGCGCATCGCCAGAGGCGAATTGAAGCGTTTAATCATCAATATGCCGCCTCGACACACCAAGTCGGAGTTTGCGTCATTCCTGCTACCGGCGTGGTTTTTGGGCCAGTTTCCGGAGAAAAAGATCATTCAAACGGCCCATACCGCTGAATTATCGGTGGGTTTTGGCCGAAAAGTCAGGAACTTGGTGGACTCGGACGACTTTAAAAAGGCGTTCCCTAACCTCCAGTTGAGAGCCGATTCAAAGGCGGCAGGACGCTGGAGCACTAATAAAAACGGCGAATACTTCGCTATCGGCGTTGGCGGTGCGGTGACAGGTAAGGGTGCAGACCTCCTGATCATCGATGACCCCCACTCCGAGCAAGAGGGCCAGTCGGCAGACCCTGCTGTCTTTGACAGAACCTATGACTGGTATACATCAGGACCACGACAGCGTCTCCAGCCGGGGGGTGCTATCGTGATCGTGATGACCCGCTGGCACATGCGGGATCTGACCGGAAAGATTATAAAGTCCTCCGCTCAACGGGTAGGCTCCGATGAGTGGGAGGTGATTGAATTCCCAGCAATCATGCCGTCAGGTAAACCCCTGTGGCCTGAGTTCTGGAGCCAAACAGAGCTAGAGGCTCTGCGTAGCGAACTGCCCGCTCCCAAGTGGAATGCGCAGTACCAGCAAAACCCAACCGCCGAAGAAGGCGCACTGGTCAAAAGAGAGTGGTGGAAGAGGTGGGAGCAAGACCGTCCGCCGCACTGCGAGTTCGTGATTCAGTCATGGGACACGGCGTTTCTCAAAACCCAACGAGCCGACTACTCGGCCTGCACAACGTGGGGCGTGTTTTATCACCCCGACGACGACGGCGTCACACAGCCGAACATCATCCTATTGGATGCATACAAGGAGCGTCTTGAGTTCCCAGAGCTGAAAAAAACAGCTTTTGAGTTCTGGCAGGAGATGCAACCCGACGCCTTCATCGTGGAGGCAAAAGCGGCAGGAATGCCACTTATTTTTGAGCTTCGCGCTATGGGTATCCCGGTATCGGAATACACGCCATCTCGCGGAAACGACAAGATAGCTCGCGTCAACGCTGTAGCTGACTTGTTTGCATCTGGCGTGGTATGGGCGCCAGAGACCCGATTCGCCGAAGAGGTCATTGAAGAGTTTGCCGCGTTCCCTGCCGGGGAGCATGACGACCTTGTTGACTCCTCGACGCAGGCTCTTCTTCGTTACCGGCAGGGTGGCTTTGTCGCTCTACGGACGGACGAAGAAGATGACTTTGACCCCCACGGGAGGGTGGCAAACTATTACTAACATCAATCGCTGGCACGGCTTTGTTGACAATCTGGAGCGCAAACTGCGCCCGATGTTTAGGCGGCACTCTAAACTAGGAGGCCCGGCCTACTTCGACAACAAAGATTTCCCGATTGCCCACAAGCTGGAAGAAAACTACTTCGCAATACGCGGAGAGTTTGATCAGGTGAGACAGCGGTTGCAGGACTTTCCGTTATTCCAAGATATAAGTCCCGAGCAGACCTATATATCGAATGACGATAAGTGGAGGATGTTTTTCCTCAAGGCGAACAATATACGTTTCGAGAGGAACTGCAAGATGTTCCCCAAGACGATGGCGGTTGTCGATAGCGACAAAAACATCGTTTCGGCCTATTTCTCTATCCTCGACTCAAACAAAATGCTTGTACCCCATGAGGGGCCGTGGTCTGGGGTGCTGAGAATGCACCTTGGTGTAGATATACCAACAGACGGGAAGGGATGTGTACTGTCTGTAATGGGCAAGGAGTATCGCTGGAAGACCGGCAAGGTCGTCATATTCGACGATACCTACGAGCATTTTGCGATCAACCTGACGGACAACATCAGGGTGGTCTTGTTTATGGATTATCTTAGGCCACTACCGTTGCCTCTGCATTGGTTGAACAAGTTTTGCATCTACATAGGGCGATTCTTGCCGTATTACAAAGTACCGATCCAGCGGCATAAGGCGTGGGAACGGAGGTTTTACGGCGAAGATGGCATTCCTGCAAAGCAACATTCCGCACTTTAAGTGCTGGGTAAGACGTGAGTACACGCACAATCACAGTAAATACCACGGAGAGTTTTTGCATGCGATGGCAATCGCTGTGACAACTATGCCGTGTAGGTGCTTGAGTTTTCAGATAATTTTTACTGGCGCCGAGACCTACGACACCGATGAGCCGAATGTTCACGGTGGCGCGATGTGGGCCAGAATGCCGATCACCGCGTTGGTCGGGGACACCCCCTTTGCGGAGTGGCCCGAGCCAATGCCGGTCTATGCGGCCCAGCCTTGGGACTGTTCGTCCAGAGAACACAGCGTCTATGTGCTGGACAGGGCAACCCCATGCCCTTGGATTGCCAAGATAGACGGTAATTTCTATCCAGCGAAGTATATGTTCACGGTGGACTACACCGACAACGAAATCGCAGATGACCCTGCCCAGCACAAGCAGAGCCATGTGATGGAGTTGTTAGATGCAGGCCCGTGGACCGGAAACATAGTGGCCTTGCCAAACAACCGCGTCAGGGTGACACACCCAGCGTGGTTCTCGACAGGCGAAGGCGCACCAGATTTTAGGCCGTCTCAGCACATCCACTACTCCAAGTCGGATTTGGACTACACGCTGGACGTAAACAGAGTATTTGACAACTTATATTCAGGTGACCGCGATGATGACTAAGCAGTCCAAGATGTATGCCGCTGGCGGCAAGCTAAAGATGGTTAAAGACAAGAGTGGCGAAGAAGTGCCATTTTTTGCCGCTGACGGCGAAGGCAAGATGCAGAAAGGTGGAATAGTCCCCAAGACCAAGGGCTACTTCAAGGGCGGCAAGGTCTATGGCTCGTCGACTGGAACGCCGACTCAATACAGCCCAAAACCCGGTAGCTCGTCGACTAAAACGCCGACTCAATACAGCCCAAAACCCGGTAGCTCGTCGACTGGAACGCCAATTCAATACAGCCCAAAACCCGGTGGCGGGCGCGGCGGGCGCGGCGGGCGCGGCAGGGGCGGCAAGCGAGGCGGAAGGGGCTAAATGGCTATTGACCGGCTTGCCCAGCCCTTTGAGGCAACAGAGGGCGAAGAGCTAGAGATCGTGATTGAAAACCCCGAATCAGTAGGGGTATTCGATGAAGAGGGCGGCATGGTCATCGATTTTGACCCCAATGCCCCTGAGCTGATGGGAGTCCAGCACGACTCCAATCTGGCTGAATTTATGAGTGACGGCGATCTCGACGCTCTGGCAAGCGAGCTTGTGGCTCAATTTGAGTCAGACCGGCAAAGCCGAGCGGACTGGGAAGATTCCTATATTCGCGGTCTGGACTTGTTAGGATTAAAGTTTGAGGACCGATCAACCCCTTGGGAAGGCGCTTGCGGTGTATTCCACCCTATGCTGTCAGAGGCGGTTATCCGGTTCCAAGCCCAGACAATACAGGAGATTTATCCTGCAAGTGGGCCTGTAAAAACGTCCATCGTCGGGAAAATCACCGACGAAAAGACCAAGCAGGCGCACAGGGTTGAGAATTACCTCAACTATTTGATCACACAACGCATGACCGAGTACCGCACAGAAACAGAGAAAATGCTGTTTTCTCTGCCGATTGCCGGCTCTGCGTTCCGCAAGGTGTATTTCGACCCCAATATGGGGCGCCCCTGCGCAATGTTTGTCCCCGCAGAAGATTTTGTTGTCAGCTACGGCGCATCAGATTTATCGACGTGCGAACGTGCAACGCATGTAATGAAGAAAACTTCCAACGAAATCAGGAAGTTGCAGGTTGCTGGGTTCTATAGCGATATTGACCTGCCGCCCCCTGCTCCAGACATTTCAGAGATACAGCAGAAATACAACCGGCTGACAGGCGATTCGGAAAACTACGAGTTTGACAACCGGCACACCCTGCTGGAAATGCACGTTGACATCGACTTGATTGGGTTTGAGGACACAGACCGCGGCGCCCCCACAGGGATTGCGTTGCCCTATGTCGTTACCATTGACAAGTCATCAAGAACAATACTCGCCATCCGGCGCAACTGGTACGAAGACGACCCCAAGAAGCTGAAACGGGATCACTACGTCCACTACCAGTATCTGCCCGGACTTGGCTTCTATGGCTTTGGCCTAGTACATATGATCGGCGGGCTGTCTAAATCGGCAACATCGTTGCTGAGGCAGTTGGTAGACGCCGGAACGCTTGCCAACCTACCGGGAGGATTGAAATCTCGGGGACTCCGAATCAAGGGCGATGATACTCCCATCATGCCCGGCGAGTTCCGAGACGTAGACGTTCCGGGTGGCGCAATCCGCGACAACATCTCGTTCCTGCCTTACAAGGAACCCAGCAACGTCCTATACCAGTTGCTCGGGGACATCGTGCAAGAAGGACGGAGATTCGCATCAGCGGCGGATGTAAAAGCCTCAGACATTAACGGCGAAGCGCCGGTTGGCACCACACTTGCTGTGCTTGAGCGAGAAATGAAGGTAATGAGCGCGGTCCAAGCCCGCGTCCACGCCGCTGTCTCGCGTGAGCTAAAAATCCTGTCAGAAATCGTCAGGGACTACGGTCCAGAAGAATACCCGTATGACACCGACAACGGGCAGGTTCTGATTGAAGATTTTGATGATCGCGTCGATATTATACCCGTTAGCGATCCTAACGCGGGCACTATGGCCCAGCGCATTATGCAGTACCAAGCGGCACTGCAATTAGCCGCGCAAGCTCCGCAGATGTACGACATGCCCCTCTTGCATCGCCAGATGCTGGATGTGCTGGGCATTCAGGACGCGGACAAGATCGTTCCGACAGAGGACGATATCAAGCCAACCGATCCTGTCACCGAAAACATGAACATTTTGAACGGCGATCCCGTCAAGGCGTTTATCTATCAAGACCATGAAGCACACATTCAAGTGCATATGGCGGCGACAGAGAACCCGGAGATGCAAAAACTTATCGACAAGGCGCCAAATGCCAAGGCTATGCAGGCGGCAATGTCTGCCCATATCGCGGAGCACGTTGCATTTGCCTATCGCGCCAAGATCGAACAGCAACTGGGCGTGGCGCTTCCCGGCCCAGACGAAAAGCTACCGGAGGATATCGAACTCCGCATTTCCAGACTGGTTGCCCCGGCGGCAGACCAGATTACCGGCAAGGCCAAGATGATGGCCCAAGCCGAGCAAAACGCCAAGCAAATGCAAGACCCGATTGTTCAGATGCAACAGAAAGAATTGGCCATCAAAGAACAGGAAGCTATGGCTAAGGCGCAGACAGAGATGGCCAAGATACAGGTCGATCTTGAAAAGTCCCGAAACAAATCAATGGTTGATCTCCAGAAGATGGAGCAACAAGAGCGCATAGAAAGCGCACGACTCGCCTCCAAGATGTCTACCCAGAGGGAGAAGGACGAGTCGCAGAAAGAAATCGAAGGATTTAAAGCCGGTTTCAACCTCGTCAGGGACTTAATTGATGACTAAAAAAGCAAGCAACAACATGTTGCAGGCGCTCCAAAATGAATATCGCGACCACATGAACGAGGTCACCGACCACATAGCGGTCGGGGGATGCAAGGACATGGAGGAATATTCGCGCTGTGTAGGGATCATTCAGGGATTAGCCTACGCGGAACGCGCACTTCTTGACCTAAACGACAGGATAGAGCGCGACTAATTCGCTACGCGGTGTAGCGCATGGTGACACCAGACGCCTAACTCTGGTGCAGGAAAAGGAATCATGACTGAAGAGCAAAAAACTGCTAGTCAATTACCC